CTATTGTGCCCGTTCGCGATACCGGTTCAGCACGAACAGTTCAGCGACTGTCCAACTGAAGTTGTCGGGCGCGAACTGGACTTGAAACGGCCCCATCGTGCGGGCCGCGACACCCTCAGGATTGCCGTACAGGCGTGCCGAGGCGGTCAAGATAACTGCGCGCACATCGTCTACGGGCACACCAGCGGCATTAAATCCCTGCCCCCTGGTGTAGCCGCGCGCCAATTGTGTGACCGTGCTAACGATCTGGTCTACCTTGGTGGCATCCGCCAGGAACGCCAACAGGTCATCGCCGGTTGGTGTCGCCACGATCACGCCTCGGTTAGAACGGTCACAGCCTTGGGCTGCAACAACCCCACGTCATAACGCGTCACCACACGGATACCCACGCTGTCAAAATCTCCCCAGGTCTGATCAAGAACCTTGACTTCTGCGTCTAGATCGCGGGCCACGGCCACCTTGGAGAAGTCCACCAGCCCGACTCGCGCCTTGGTAGGTGTACCGGCAGCGTTGGGGAGATTGTCAGTAATGATGACCGGCAGCCCAAGCAGCTGAAAACTGGTGCCGTTCTGAATCGTCGACGGATCGAAGATGTATCGGGCGTCGGTTGTGCCGACTTTCAACTTCCGCAGGGCCGCGAAACTGGCCGCAGTCATCACCCAATGACTTGGGGTGACCTTGTTGCCCTGCGCGGTCGCTAAACCGTCAATAAGGCTGTCAGCATCCGTCAGATCGAGCGTGCCGGTGGCAATACCGGACTGTTTGAAGATGCCCTTGATTGTGTTCGATGTTCCGGCGCCATCCCACAGGGCGGCGTCCAGGGCCTCGGCCACATTCGTGACAAGAGTGCTCTTGAGAGTTGCATCCAGCGCAATCACTGATTGGCGGGCCATCTCATTGGAGAACCGCACGAGTACCTTGAGTGATTTGAGGGTGGACGGCAGCAGCGTCACCTCATCGAAGCTCATGTCGCCATCGGAGATTTGTGCGCCTTCACCGACGAATCCGGCAGTGACCCCCGAAGCGATACGCGGAATGCGCAGCTGATCGGAGGTGTCGAAGATCTGCGGACCGGCAGCCAGGAACGTGGATGCTTGCGTAAGTGGCTGCACCAGCAGTGAGGCCACCTGACTTTGTAGCAGCGTAGTATTTCCGCTGGTTACTTCAATAGCCATTATTTAGTTGTCCTTATTGAATTATGTATTTAGTTGTTGATCTATCTGCCGCCTGGGCAGATCAAAGAATGGTGCACACCTGGTGCGTTTATCTTCCGCTAAGTAGATTCATCAGGTTTACTTCGGCGAGTGCGCTGTCACGTTGACCCTGTCCCACATCGCCGCGCGGAACACGTGACTTGAGGTGCGGTTTGGCGGCCAGCAGCTCATCAATCGCAGCGTTCAGCGCGTCGGCGTCCTCAAGATGGTCGGCATTGAACGGGAGGTCTGACGGGTCAGCGAGCTTCCCCGACGCTTTCACCATCGCTTGGTGTAGGCGCTTCGCGTATTCGTCGGCGCGGAATTCGCCAGTTTTCGCTCTATCGCGATATCCTGCTGATTCCTTACGCAGCGTTTCCACATATTCACGCGGAAACATATCTGGTTGCGTTTCTGACGCAGTTTCCGATGTTTCCGGTGTAGTTATGCCGCAATGGCCTGTTTCGTCCAGAGGGGGTGATTCTGAGCCATTTTCTGCAACAATGTCAGCATCGGGCTGAATATCAGTCACAACAATCTCCTACTTATTTTGGTTTTTGAAATAGCGACCCAAATTCGGGTCAGCGGACGCCTCGGCGTCGCGTTCCTGGTCAGCAAGCTCGCGCACAATCTCGTCCTCGGTGAAACCCAACCGTCGCAACGCACCCGACTTGGACAGCACCCCGGCCTGCACCAGCTTCAAAGTGGCGTCGGCCTCTTGGGCGGTCGAGCGGGTAGAAGCATCCGCCCAGTGAACGCGCACCGATACATCGGCAACGTCCACGTTGTCGCGGATAGCCACCATCAAACGGGCTACCCGCTCCCAGCCGCGACCGAACACCGCTTGCCGGTTCTCGGCGCGGGCGGTGATACCGGCCTCGGAAGCGCGCAGCGCGTCCGCGCTGGCGGGGTTGTCTGTGAAAATACCGACGTAGTGCGCGGGCAGCGCGGAGACGGCCATGATCTGGCCCAAGATCACTTGTACGGCGGTTTCGTAGCCGCGTAGATCGGCAGCACCGAGTTGCCCGAACTGGGCTTGATCATTCTCCGAGACCATTGCCCGGTCGCCTTCGGGGATCGGGTTTACCGCCCGCGTCTCCCCTGTTGGATTGCCTTCGCTGTCAACAACTTCGATCTCCACCAGGTCGATACCCGTGGCCCAACGTCGCGGGCGACCGACATACTCACTGGTGACCATCATGTCGGTAAGAATCTTTGCCAGACCATCTACCAGAGGTTTTAGGTCGTCAATCTCCGACAAGCCAAGCTCAAACATCTGTGGTGCGGTACTAGCCATGATTGGCAGACGATCAACATTTTTCAGCTCAACCACCGGCACCACCCCCAACGGGTTGGCAATTGTTTCAACCAGATCGAACCCTGCCGTGGCCGCACCAGGGGTATTAGCCGTCCAGCGTTCGATACGGTCTGGCAGATACACCACCGCATAGGTGTGGGTAGTGGTGCGCCACCGTTTCACGGCGGCAACAACCTCGCGCGTGCCCGGATCACGACGCACCTGCACCTGCCGAGCGGACTCGATGCTCACCAAAGGTCGGCCCTGTCCATCGGCCCATACAATCGCAAAAGCACTGCCGTACAGCAGGGCCTCGCGGTGGCTGACCGTCGCTAGCTGGTCTAAATCCAGCCGCAGCCAATCCGCCCACACATCGGCGCCGGTAAACCCCGTGATACGGAGCCGCTCAGCCAACGAATTGACTGCCAGCCGAGGAATATTGGACACCATGCGCCCGAAACGATTATCCAGTGCGGAACGCGCATCAGCTGACAGATACGCCAACGCCTGAGTTCCGGCGTAATAGTTTTCCAGCTCGCAGTACCGGGCCTGCGGAGCATCGAGCGCTTGCAGCAGCTCCACCAAAAGGTCACTACTCATATTCAGTTGTCCGTCTTCAAAGGTCTGTTTAGTTCTTAAATGACATGGTGCGCTTAGGTTTACGGTTCGACGCTAACCATGTCGCCCGCGAATGACACATCACCATGCAGGCCGCTAAATCAATCTTGGGTGCGGTCCGCTGCCGGGACGCCTTACCCAGCCGCAGCCCCTTATCGGACTCAATCAGCGTCGCCGCCAACACATGTCGCCGCAGCACCTCATCGCCGCTGTGTGACATACGCCCATTCACAGCAGCGGTGTACAGGTCCGTTGTGGCCGCTGTCAGCCGCGACGGGGTATGCGGGAACTCGGCGACCGGTATATGTTCATCAGCCAAAATCTGTAGCGTGCGCGTCAACCGGTACGGGTCGGCTACCACCTCACGCACCCGCCAACGCTTACACGCCTGCCGGATCGCGTCCTCAACCTCCAGTAGCGGCACCCGATACTCATCGGTCCCGTCCGACGCCCACACCCGGACCCGGTCAAAATGCGGAGAAGCCGATATCGTGCCCACCAGAATTGCCGTCGTATCGGCGTATGCGCCACCAAATGAACCATCCAGCGCCACAATCACCTCAGCACCGTCAGCAACCGGCCTGCCCGCGTTCAAACCATCCCACACCTCAGCGGTTACAAATGCGTCCTCCACCGGCCCCACGAACTGGCACAACCTTGCACGCCGGAAATGCGCCTCGGTCATCTTCGGCGGCAGCAGCGCCCGCAATGCGTCCCGGTGTAGAAAGTCATCCAGGGCGGGGTTGGCAAGTTCCCAGCAGTGTTCGCAGTCGGCGCGATGATCCTCAAAGGACGCCGCGCTGTACTCGCGATACACCTGCGAGGTGTCCTCCGGGTTATCCAGCGAGTACGCCCGCAACCGCGCCAACACACTGTCGTTGTTCGGACCAGGAGTACCGATACCGATCAACGTGGACCGTTCTCGCTTACCTTGTGCGAGGGCAATAACTTCCCAGGTCTCCTGAACCACACGCCCGCATTCGTCCACAATCGCAAGCGTGTAGTCCAAGCCCTCCAGAGAAGCTGGGGACGCCGGTAGGCAATGGAAGCTTGCACCACGCGATGGAACCACCAACCGGTCCTTAAAGACCTGTATACGGCTACTCAGCTCGTCGTTCAGCTCAACCATCCGGGCCGCGACACCGAAGACGATCCCGGCCTGACGTTCATCAACCGCCGCGACAATCACCGTCGCACCCTCACCGCCTGTCATCAGTTCATACAGGCCAAGCGCAGCGATCAGCGTTGATTTACCTTGCCCGCGTGGAAGACACCAGCCCGCGACACGTGGGCGCTCCGGAGCATCCAGAACAGACCCAACTAGCTCGCACTGCCAATCTCTTGGAGCTAGCGGCAATAGCGCACCCGTGCCTTTAGGCACGCGAATGAATTTCTTACTGAAGGCTACGAACGCCGCTGTGCCATTCGACCGTGGCCGGAACGGCAAAACACTGTCGTCAACGGCCCGCTTAGGGCCAGCGCGCAT